GGAAAACAACTCTGATCTGAGTGAAATGTCTTTCATGTATTGTTTATCACTACCTGGGGATCTCAGTTTAACATTTGGCCAAAATATTCTAGTGACAGCAGAGACTACGGAACCCCCCTTAGCTGAAGTATCATGTAGCTTTACATGTCTAGCTTTCCCATGAACAGTTTCCAAGAAATCTTTTAACTCTACAGCATTGAGACCAGTTTTCTTTTTTGTATCTTCGAAATTATCTTCCATGAATGGATATTTTACCTTGAGCTCATTCCAGAGCAAGTTGAAGACACTAGTTGAAAGCCTAACAGTATCCATTTGAAACCATTGCCTTTTGGCCATGTCCATGAGAGTATATTCATCATTGTTAAAACTTGAAAATATTTCCAGTTTGGTTTTACTTCTTCTTTTTAGATCACTAAAAGTGTTAAATTTATGTGAATTCAGTTCATCAATAGGGATGAAAATTCTTTCATATTCCTGATGGAGAGGAAATAGATCTTCCAACTTAAATAATGGTTCTCTTCTTTCTGAACCCTTTGAATGTTGGTGAATAAGCACTTTTAACAATGATGACTTTGTCACTATTGACTCATCTGTGTTTGATATGTCCTGAGTATACATAGTGACACACTTGGAATCTAACAAGTAAGCAGAAGCAACCATCATTCTTATTGTAGGCTGATAATTTGATAGTGAAGTTTTAACCCCAGATGAGAAAACTTTGAGCACTATAGATATCTTTTCTTCTTCCCATGTGTGATTTTTCCCAAATATCAGTCTAGGGTTTTCATCAGCAGCTTTTATAGCATCCTCTAAATTACCTAGTCCGATTGACTCAACCAATTTCTGCCAGAGATGCATTTTCCCAAACTTTACTTTTACATCTGAAAGTCCTTTGGAGTAACCCCTATCTCTCCTCCCTGAATAATCCAAGATGCCTTCCGAATAAGAATCAGTGAAACTCTGCATGAAATTTAAATATTTTGTTTTTTTGGCTAACACATAAAGAGAAAAATCAAACCCTGTTAGACCACAACAAACATCCATATCAAGTGGAAAGTATCCAGTGGAAGGACTGGGTGTCTTGGTTATCAGTTCAGATGCTCTTGAGGACAATGCATGAGTCTCTAGTCCTAGTAATTTGTAGTGCATCCAAGCTTGGCATAACTGGACTATAGAACATTCAAAAGTGCTAGCCCCTCCTTCTAATGCAGAAGTTAATCCATTATAAAATATCCTATATCTATCAACAAACTTCTCCACAATGTTAGTTTCTAAACATGCAGTTATCCACCTCATAGTGGGTTTTACCGATTTCCTTCTACAATACCATTCTGAGTTGTACTCAATCAAATCTATGGTGCCAATCGAGCTTTTGCATTCATTCCAATTGACAGAAAGGTAATCTGACAGGTGCTCCTTCCATCTTAGAAGACGAATACATAAGTGCACCATTTTCTTGTTGTTAGGTACACTGAACAAAGCTCCTGAATCATCACTTCCTTCCACAACTGTTATTTTGTGTTTTACTTTAAGGATATCCTTCAATATAAATTCACATAAAAATTTGTATACCTCTTGAATTACCACATGGAAAAGTGAACTAGTATAATGTAATATTCCTTGAAACATTCCTGATTTTATTGTAACTTTATTGTCATTAGGAGAAGAGAATACACCAGTGCCAGTAAAGAACTCTTTTCTCATTCTGTTGAAAACAGGGTTGTCTGACAAAGTCCCCTGATTAGCTAAAAACATGGCAGCAAGATCAGGAGGAAATGCAATTACCTTATTTGTCCACAACTTGAGTACTCTAATTATAAATGGGTGGAATGCTTTGTCAGTCAAGCTGCACAACATGATGGCAAATCTTGAAACATGATGCCTCTGACACCATTTTGTTGCATCTGCTGACTTTCCCAAAACGATAAAATCCTCGAAAGTTAAATTACTCTCTTTATAATGATTGTTCACAAATGATTCTTTTGTCTCAGGGTGAGTGATGGTCTCACTCTTAAATTTTCTGCATAAAACAG